TAAAATTATCGAGATCAGATGAGACCAAAAATTCTTTGATCTCACCTGTCTCGTGATTCTTAAACTCAACCAGTGGCATTAATCAGCTTTGTAAACTGGTATCCAATATTTAACACCATTTATACTACATAAAACGCCTTCAATGTCAGTTGCACCTGGAGTCAGTCCAGTTACAGCATATTTAGTTAGGTTAGTGCTTCCGTCTTTGTCTGCACCATCTACTTTAGCGTTTGTAAACTCCAAGAATGGAGTAGCAGAACCTGATGTGCTTGTGTCACCGTTGTCTGCTTTTATTGCAATTGGTTCCTGACCACTATTTCCGCTTTTCAAGCGGCGGCCTTGCATTGGGTTACCTATATTTTTAGTACTCATTTATAATCCTTGTGCCTGATCTAATTCCTGCATGGTCGCAATCATCTCATCTCTGGATGGTGCTTCCACCTCAACTGATTCTTCCATGACCTCTTCTTCTGGGTATGCTGGTTCACCGTTAACAGTCTCCATTCCAACTGTTGCATACTCGTCTCCAAGTGATTCAACAGATCCTTCAATGGTAAAACTGACGGCATCTCCCACTTCTGGAAGAACCATCACACCTTCTTCGTCTGCAATTTGCAGTGAGGTAATGGGTATTTCTACTTTTGGCATAATTAAAAAGTGACTGGGAGGCTATTAACCCCCCAGTCAAATTGATTAGCTATAGTTAGTGACTGAGTAAATGTTCACTGCATGATTGCCGTTTAGTACGGAAGATCCATAGTAAAACTTGAAACCAACAGTAGTTAACTGCGCCAACGGATCAGACTTGTCCGGTCCTTGAGCAATGATCATCTTAGGTGAGTAAGCACTCATTGTTGCTAGGTTCACACCACCATATGCCTGGTCACCCACAACAAATGTGGAGTACTTAGTACCAGCAGCATTGTAGGTGCGTTGAGTGTTCTGCCTGTATGGGTTCGTTGTGGTTACAACACGGCACCCGGCATACCTCCCAGCTTCACCACGGAATAGCTGATCTGGTGCACCGTACTTGCTTGCTTCCAACCAATCATCATCGTTCATCAAGTCACGAGCAACTTCTGGAGCCATGATAGCAGTGAAGTAACCGTTTGATGGACGAGCGTTGTTGACTCGTAGATTTGTGCAAGCATCAAGAATGTCTAATGCGGTCATTGCATCATCAGTGCCACCAACAGTAGCATATGATGTAGCTGCACCAGCATAACGTGCTTGAGTTGCAGAAGAATCACCAAGTGTGTTGCGTAGTAATTCGTCAACTTTTAGTGCTGCATCTTGTCCATTTTGGACAGTTGCTTGCTCCATTGTGTTGAACAATTCCACATTGCTCAATAAGTCAGAAATTGTAACTGTCTGTCCAAATTGAGCTAGACTTACGTCCACAGTTTCCATTGACAATTGCTTGGAATTACCAAGTGTAACTGCTGTACCTTCAGTTAATGATTGCACATCAGTAGTTGCTGCTTCCGGGTAACGGAAGAACCGTACTGCCTTATGACCAGCTTTTGCTGGGAGAGGTGCTTTGTAAGCAAACTGATCCAAGACAATTGTCTTTAGAGTTTGCTCTAATAATTTTTTATCAAAATAATCTTGTAGTGTTGACTTTGGTCCTGCTGTTGCTGAACCCGTAGTCGTGAGTGTTGTTCCTGCCATATTGTTTTATTTTAATTTGCGAACATGCCAACACCTGACTCGTCTGCACTTTGCATCGCTTTAACCAACTCGGCCCGTTGTTTTTCCACGGGAAGATTGCTAAATGATTCAACCTGCAACACGTTGCCGGGTTGGCTACCGTTCAGTGTTAATTTCTCTTCGTACTCAGCAACTTGTTTTTTTAAGTCACTGACCTGTTTTTCCAGGTCAGAAGATCGGTTTGCTCTGAGATACATTGCCGCCGCTTCGACGGCATCTGTGATCCCATCCGGGTATTGAGTCAGTACAGGTTTTTTCTCCAATAATTGGCCAACTTTTTTGAACAGTTCGCTGTCTTGATCATTCAAGTCTTTGTGTGCAGAAGTGGCTTGTTTCCAATTTGTATCCCACTTGGACACAAAATCAGCCTGTTGTTTCTTCTGCTGCTGTTCATTTGCAGCTTGCCTAGCTTGCTGTGCTGCTTTTCGTGCTGCCTCAGCATTAGCGTGATCGCCTTCATCCTCAAATTCCTGAGCCACTGACTCATACTCATCAGGTGAAAAACGACTGTTATTGGTGCGCTGTTGGATCTCTTCCAGATTTTGCTGGTGTCCATCCTCATACGCTTTCTTCCTCGCATCCAACTCTTCTCGTTCTTTCTTCAATGCAGCTTTTGCCTCATTGACTTCACGCCAAGATTTGTTTGCTCGGTCCTGTGCTTTTTTAGCCCTAGAATATTTGGATTTGGGTTGTTCCTCCTCCTGAGTTTCCTCTGGCTTTTCCTCTCCCGGTTGCTCCGGTGCTTCTTCTCTGGGGGTGTCTTCCACTTTGGCAGACTCCGTGTCAGGTTCCTCGACCTGCGGCATCGAGGTAGTGTTCGCAGTTAAATCGAACGCGCTATCATCAGCTTCCGCTAATGCTTGTAGCAATTGCTCGCGCTCGTTATCCACCGTGACTGGTGCTTCTGTTTTAGCCTCAGACATAAATTAATTTGCAGTCTGTCTTAACCATTCTAGGTCATCGGTCACTCCTGTGACCTCCTCATCAGGTTGTGATCTGATTGTCGCTAGACCATCTAAAGTGGCTAGTGCAGATTTAAAACCAAATGCTTGACCTGTCTTGTATGACAAATCTGCTGGAGATGAGATTAATCTATCACAATTAGTGATGTGCAAGTTTCTCAGGTGTTGTTGCAATGCATCACCCGTCTCTGATTTTAGGAATTGCTGCAATTTTACAGCATGTTCATTTGACCATTCAGGTGGGTTGACCCACTGGGGCACTTGCCGCAATGTTCTCAACGCCCCCAGTATTCTCCTCAGTTTGTTCAGCATTTTGTTGTGCTTGTTGCGCTACTGCTTGTTGCATCTGCGCGAATAAATTCTTTAATTCAGTCTCCATCTGTCTCCCAGCTTTTGGATCTTTTTCTTTTAAAGCTTCTAAATGTTGAGCGATATGTTGCTCTAACATTTGTCCTTCTGCTGGCTCAGGTTGTGCTCCTGATTGAGATCGATTGTTAATATAGTTTACAACTGTCTGAATGTGCACAGCGTCATCGTCTGATTGTTTAACTACTGCTGGGAAACCTAGTCTGAGGAATGTAATCTCGTTGGCTTGGTCTTCTGCCTGGGTAGCTTGTTGATCCATTGGATCTTGATACAAGCGTTTGACCAATGTGGCATCATCTGACTCAAGAATAGTCTTCCTAAGTTGTCCTTGATTGATAAATGGATCATTAGCAAACATCTGAAATCGGGTTATTGCTTTCTGCATTAACAGTTGCTTATTCACTCCATCTGCTGATCCAGTTGGTTGGATGCCATAATTTTCGTGCAGTGCTTCTTGAGGTATTTGTTGTGCAGTGTCTAAATACCAATAATCCAAAGAAGTCTTGTCGTACTGAAGCAGTATTGACCAACTCATGCGGTACAGTTTACCTAGTGCTAAACGGAATATCCGCATCCGCAGATCACTGCTCTGCTGGTACAAACCTCCAATGGCTTGGATCTCAGTTGCGGTCCTTCTCTCTGTATTCTGTAGTGTTTGAGTTAGACCAAAGTCTGGTGTGGATACTCGATTTTGTGCCAATTCCCGCATGATATTCATCTGAGTATCAAACGAAATTGGAGGAGATTGATGTGCAACTGGTTGGATTCCAAATGGTAAAATGCTGCCAGGTGTCATCCTGAGATTACCCGTGTTAGGCATATCTCTCTCAGCGCGAAACAGTGGTCTGTTTGCGAGAGTCATAAAATCATTCTTGTCATTAAGAAGCTTCGTTAGATCAGCTTCCATGGTTGCTTGAAGTTCAACTACACCTCTGGCTGAGTAGAATCCGGGATCTTTTATTTCGTAGTGAAAAGCTATGAATGGAGGTTTGCCATGGTTATACGGCATTTTCATTGTGGGCCTAAGATCAATATCAGGCTGAGTAGGTGAGAATGTGCAAATGCACCACTCCCCAGTCTTGTCATCGCGGAAATAAACCTCCCAAACAATGATCTTTGATTCATCCGTGAATGTTAATCCTTCACGTTCAAATCTGGTGTACTCAGTATCCATATCCCCAGCATCATTGTTATAGCTGCCAGAAATCTGTTCAATTACCTCTGGGTCTTGATTTAAGTGTTTTTGCCGTTTGTACGAATCAACTGAGTAGACCGAAATGTGACACATTCTGTCTGCTTCCTCTAGACTTCTGGTCCAGCTAGGAACGACAAAGTGCTGTGGTTCTATCGAGTAATAATTTAATTTTTTTGATTTAGTATCCCACAGAACCTTGATTATCCCATTGCCACTCATAAGCATGGCATCAACAGTGCTTAGGATCTCTGTTTCTAAATTAGTCTTTTGCTTGATTCTGTGATCAAACCATTGTGCAGCAGCAGTTGTATATTCTGAAACCTGTGGGTTTGTAGGAACAAACTGAGCAATTAAGTCTGTAGCAAATAACTGCTGGAAATAAGCAGGTTTTAGTTCGCTGATTGTAGTGTCTACTAGTGGGAAATGTACATCTGATGCACCGGGCCAAGGCTTGTTTTTTCTCCTCAGTCCATGGTGGCGCATCTCATAAAACATGCGTTGCCTGGTATCCCAAACGCTGCGATCAGCTAAGTCTTGTAGAATCGATGCGTTTAAATCGTCACGAGATTTCATATTGTAAAATCATCTTCCTCATCTTCTTCCTCGTCATCTTCGAGGAGATAACCCATTGCCTGTAATGACATCAGACATGAATACATCTGAAGACCACCTATGAGTGTTGCATCGTCTAAATCAAATTCTTCCTGATAACGATCCACCAGTTTTTCAATGTCCGTGCAGAAACACTCCAATTGGTCTTTCATTCTCATAAAAAAAGACGCACCCATTTTTGGTGCGTCCTGCTGCTTTTATGCAATTTTTTCAGGCGTTGTTAGTTGCGTATGCTGGCGTTTTCCAAATCTTTCTCATATTGGATTATCTGTTCCAGACAATCCTCAACAAACAATTTAGCCTGTGGAGATGCCATATATGCGTCCTGAAAACCTCTCTCATTATCAAGAATCAGTCTCTTCGTCGCGTCCAGCTTGATCGGCGTCCTGCATCCGTTTCCTAATCCAATCACGCTTATCATCAGCGCGATCATTGATATCTGCTTCCAGTTTCTCTTTTTCAGCTTTTTTACCATAGCTTAATAATTGTTTTAATAATTCAAGTGCTAACCTGACAATCTGCATTACACTCATCCTGTGTTTAATCCCATACTTTCTCTTAGTTTACTGTCATCTGTCCATTCATGCATACCTGCCTCGATAATCTCTTCCAGGCTAGGTTGATAGCGTCTGTTCCACATGTATTGATCGCTAAAACTAGCCAATGTCATAACCACCGCATCACCCCGGTCAGGTGAGGAGAATCCTCGTGCCTTCATCTCTTTCTTGCTTTCTAGGCTCAGTTTACCGTTCTTACTTGCTGCGACCCGTCTAGTTGTCAATTGACTATGTAATATCTCGTCATCAGGCAAAATACACTCCATGCGGTCTATTTGTCTAGATGCCTCAAACCACATCTCTGTACCCCGGTTGACATACTTGTCAGGATCATGTGCTCTGCCTCCCAGGTTAACCTGATGAATTGGCCAACCCATCTCTGCAAGCTGATGGCACATAGGTAATCCCAGTCCACCTGCATCACCAAATATCTGCTCAGGTTTCAGTTTTGCTTTCTCAAACTCCAAAGCAAATCGGGCACAACCTGCCATAGTATTAGCCTCTCTCCATGCAATCAGCTTGGTGATCTTGTTTCCCACTCTCATGCAGAAAACACTTTCATCACCTGCTGCTGCGAAGTCACATGCTGCTACAATTTCACCACCATCTTTGGTTGGTGGACTATCCAAGCACTGCATTAGACTGTCCCATGTTATCACCAAGCCTTCTCCGCTTGTCTCTTGGAACTCGCCAAAGATCATGGATCTGATCAATGGATGATCTTTGCCCCACATTTCCATTTGCTCGTCTATCCATTCTTTCTTGATATGTGGACAGTCGTAAGAAGTAACAGTGTGAAGTTTCCACCATTTCTGTTCTTTAGTAAAAATTTTATAAAACTTACCAGTAGTTCCACCTGGAGAACTCATGGCTAGGATGCGATTTGGCTGGATACGAGCCACCGCCTCAAATAGGTCAGAATCAATACTTTTACACTCGTCCAACACTATAAAAACATTACCGTGAAAGCCTTCAAAACGGTTTGGTGAGTCAGTTGCAAACCCCAAAATTCTGCTGCCATTGTCCATAGTCAGATCAGTCTGATTAATCGTCATGCCTAGCCCAGCTACTTTGCTGGCTAATGATCTAATCTGAGGCCACATTTGCTCTTTAACCTGCCTATACACACCAGATGTAGTTATGACTATGCTACCGGGATAGATCAGCGCATACCACAAAGCAGCAGGTGCAGCTATCATGGCAGTTTTTCCTGAGCCATTTGCCGCTTTTAATGCAACTCGTGCACCGGGCTTGCTCAGGTCAAACAGAACTTTCTTCTGCCAATCATAAAGTTTTATACCAAAATATTTCTCAGTAAAGACATCGCAATCCGCATCTCTTGAGGAGACTTGGGTTTTCGCTGTTGAGCCAGACTGTTCTTCTGACTGTTTTGGTGTCTCTTTCGTTTTTGTTTCTGTTTTGCCCATAATCGCTTACATCATATTTTCTCACAAACTCTCCCAAACTATTTGTCACCTGATAACAAGCCACAACATCACTCACAGCATGATAGCTGAACAGATAGAATGGACACCTAAATGACCTACTAGCCCACTGTCCTGCCTCCATCTTGTTCCAATTAAGCATCTCTTTCTCATGTGTCCCAAATGCACACTCTCTACTCTTGATCTCTGCCACTGCCTTAATCACTCCACCTCTAACAAACATACCGTCTAGGAATGAATACTGGTCATTGGTGTATACCCAGCTATCACCGGGATGATTACCCAAAACAATATCCACACACTCCTGTTCAGCCTTCTCAATCACGCAAATAAAAAGTCACTTGTCTTCACTGGTACTTGCCCATTCCACGCTGGTTGCTGTTTCATCCCAGCATTGGCTAACTCCTCACCATGAGCCTTGGCAAATGATCCATTGCCCATGACAAACTCAATAAACTTACGGCAGGAGGTTTCTCTCCATAAATTATCCCCACCACCTATTCGCTTCATACCCCACATCCATGCCATCTCTTGTGTAGTATATATGTTATACCATCTCCACAAATTACCTATAGCCTCAAGACCAACCTGCTGCATCAGGTCAGGATCATTCACAGCACACAAATCTTTCACATAAACCATTCCACCTGGTGCCAATAATCCACAG